TCGTCCAGCAGGACTCAATGCCGTCAAGTTCGCGGACCCATCCGGCCCCGCGGAGACTGGCGCCACCTTCAGAGTCCAGGGTGTAGGTGATGACACGGCGGGCGCCGATGGCTTTGGCAGCACGGGCACACGCACCGAGTAGCGCTGAGGGGGCGTTGGGGGTGCCGTCTGTTGCAACGCGGAGGACTTCTACGGTTTGTCCGTCATCGTTGTTGCGGTTCGTTGGTCGTCCGGCGATTGCAACGCCGACGAGTTCACCGCCCGCAACGGCACCGACCGCCCACCAGACAAACCCGGCAGGTATTGCCGCGTGATGGCGGTGGATACGTTCCACAACAAGGTTCGCTGTCGGGAGGGTGAGCGGGACAACTGTGATGGTCGGTTGATCGGTCATCGCTGTGTCACCGCTGTGGCGGGTTGCCAGAATGGGGCGTCACCCAAATCACACAACTGCTCAATCAGCTTGAGTTGGGGTTCGGTCCAGACGGCTTCGCCGCGACGGACGGCGCCGGGGGTGGGGGTGTCTCCCGGCCACCAGTCCTTCAGGTACTGGCGGAGCTCCGGCGACCATTCCAACATCGCGTTCGCGAGGACGAGGGACGTGAACGCGGAATCGGTCAAACTCGCCGGGATGAGCGGACCATCCGCCTCCAGCGGGATGGTGGGTGGGTGGGCCTGTTCGTCGGCCGATCCGGGGTTCGGCAACCGTGGACCGGGAGCAGGTTTCGTCGGTCTCTTCGCTTTACCGTCCACTGGTATCGGGATGGGGGCCCACGGTTTGCCGATCGCCGCCTTTTCGGTGAGGCGGGCTACCCAGAAGGCGTGCATGGCTACGAGGTGGGCGGCGCCGTGGTCGATGTCGACGGGGTACACCCGGCAGCCGTCCGGGCGGATGCTCACGACGATCCCGGCGTCGATGTGTGGCACCTGTGAGCGGCGTGGCGCCCCGTCGGGGCCTTCGACGATGATGTACTGCGCCCGTGCACCTGCGGCGATCTGGGCGGCTTCTTCGGGGTAGGCGCCATGATCGGAGTCGGCACCCCGCGTCTTCCAGTCGATGCCGTACACGCTGCCTTGGATGCGGGCGACGACGTCGGGGGTGCAGCCGTAGCCGACCCCGTTGAGGTCGCGGTGGATGGCGACATATTCGGCGGCGACAACTTCCGGCTGGTAGTGGTCGAAGAACGCATGAAGGGCGGGCAGATAGTCGAGTGCTTCCACCAATGCCGCTTTGGGGAGTCGTGCGGTGAACAGCATCGGATCGGTGACATCACGGGGTGGGCGTCCGGCGAGGAGGTCTTCGGCCCACCAGTGGACGATGGTGCCCCGTCCTCCGGCCTGCTCGAGCCCGTGTTTGTTGATGGCGTTGAACGCCTGTGTCCGCTCATCCGGTTCGAGGCCGGCTATCCGGTGGAGCTCATGCGCCGCGGTGTGCCCGTTGCGTTTGTTGGTCACATACGACCAGTCTTTCCCGGCTGCACCTTTGACGATCGACCATGACGGGCCTTGCCAATCAGACTGGTCGGCGATGGGGCAGTCGGGGAGCGGGTCGGTGTACCAGCGGTCGCCGTAACGGCCGACTTTGACGCGGTAGTGGTCGGCGTCAGCCGGTCCGCGCAGGACGGTCATGTCTCGTCCTCGAGCCATCGAGCTATCAACCCGTCGATCATGTCGTCGTCTTCGGAGGTCTTGCAGTCGCAGCGTTTGTCTGTGCAAACGACGCGATGATTCGCAACCCACTCGACGGCATGGTCATACAACGTCGGACGGTTCACCACGACACCTCTCCGGCTTCGGCGTCGTCGATGACGGTGCGGAACGCGGTGGAGGCGTAGTAGGCCTTGACGATCTGACGGGTGAGGTCGTCGGTGAGTTCGGTTGCGGGATGCGACACCCATTCCAAGGCGTCTGTGACGAAGCGGTCGGACACCCGGTAGAGCCGTTCGAGGCGTGCGCGTTCCGAGTTCATCTGCTCGAGGACGTCGCGGACTGACACCCGGTCGTGGTTCACGGTGACACCCTTTCGTTGACCGTCAGGAACATCCCGACCCGGTCTTGGGCGAGGTTGGCGTTGCGCGGGTCGAGGTCGATTCCGACGGCGTGGCGTCCGACGTTCTGGGCGGCTTGGAGGGTGGTGCCGGAACCGGCGAACGGATCGAGGACGCGGCCGGTGCGCCAGGTGTTGTGGCCGCAATCCGACCAACCGGTGGTTGGATGGTTCGCTACCGAATGACCGTTGCTGTTGCGTCGCTCCTGTAGCCCGGCGAAGTTGGCGGCGTCCGGTTCGCAGGGTTCGCCGTGACGGGTGTATGTCGGTTCGCCCGTGATCCGCTCCGACGGTTTCCCACACGTCACACAGACCCGTAGCGGGCACATTGCCATGATGAGTCGGGTGGGGAGCTCGAGCGGAAATGTTGCGTAGTGGGCGCCGCGGTACGGTTGGGTGGACAGTTTCCACAGCCAGTCGCCGTCTTCGGGGTGGTGGTCGGTGTGCCAGTCGAGCGGCGGGGCACCGGCCGGATTCTCAACGCTTGTTTCCCAGCGCCGCCCCATGCGCGTACCGCCATCGAGTGATGAGGTGCCGCCCGTGCTTGGTCCGCCGTTCGGCTTGTGTTCGGTGCGTACGGCGTCGAGGTCGAAGAACCGGCGGGCACCGCGGCAGGCGACGGTGATGTAGCTGGTGGCGGGCCGGAACTTGTCGCCTAATGCACCCACCGGGGGGTTGGGGCGGGCCCAGACGATGACGTTGCGGATCCGCCAGCGGCCGGCGGGGCTGTCGGCACCGGTCAACAGGTTGCGGCCGTAGGCGAGCGACCACGGATACAAGGTGGGGATCCCGGTGAGGGACTTGGCGAGCGGCCAACCGGGATATGGCGTGTCGCGCTTGCCGGCGCGGCGGCCACGCTCAATCTCCCAATCGCGCCCCGCGCCGTACTTGGCATCAGGCTGCTCGTTCTTCGGTGGGTTCTTCTGCCGCCAGTGTGCGGCGTTGCCCTCGCGTGCTGTTTGTGCGGAACCGGCGAATCCGGGTTCGTTCTCGCGCCAGCCGCCGGGTAGGTAGTCGCCGCCGCCGCCGCCGCTACCGCTGTACGTGTCGCCGAGTTCGACACACAGCGAGCCGTGCGGTGCGAGCACCCGCCCCCACTCCGCCGTCAACGCGAGCAGGGTGTCGAGGAACGCGGCCGGGGTTGCCTCCGAACCGATCTCTTTCCCTTTGTCGGGGTGGTCGGCGGGCAGGTAGGACCGGAGCGCGAGGAACGGGGGGCTCGTAATCGCGACATCAATGGAGCCGTCCGGGATCTCACGGAGGCGGTCGAACACGTCGCCGATCAGATAGTCAACGCTCACGGTCGTCGCCTTCGTTGACAACACAGATGACGGTGCGGTTGCGGCGCCGCTCCCTGAACAGGGTGACGGTGAACGAGCCGACCATCGCGGCGCACAGTGTGAGCAGAAACCAGCGCATCACGACGGACTATCCGTGTTGTCTCGTCGTTGAAGGCTGGCGCGTAGTCGGTCGATCTCTGCGCGTAGTCGGTCGATCTCGTCGGCCAGCAGAACCAGTTGACTCAACACCGCTTCATCCATCGGACACCCGCCGTAGTTCGCGCATCAGCGCCGTGTGTCGGTGGCGTTGGGTGGGGTCGGGTCCGCGCCGCCACGCCCACAACGCCGCCAATGCGACGAGGACGTAGCCGGCGGCAACACACGCCAACAGGAACGTCGAAGCGGACGAGCTCACCGGGTGCGCCGTTCGCGTGCGAGCACCAGCGCGATGGCACCGGCTGCGGTTGCGATGAGGGCGAGCCCAGCGGGCCAGTCGATCCGGCTACCCGTCGCCGGGAGCGGTCCCGGTGGGATGGTGGGGTCGGTCGGTTCCGCCGGTGGCTGCGTCGACGGTGGGGGAGTGGTCGTCGGTGCGTTCGTCGTGGTAGTAGATGACGGAGCCGTTGCGGTCGTGGTAGTGGGCGGGATGGTGGTCGTGGGTGGTGACGTGGTTGTGACCACCTGTGTGTTCGGGTCGCAGTCCAGACAGATCGTCGTCGTCGTCGCCGGCGGGGTGGTCGTGGTAGTCGTAGCCGGCGTGGTGGTCGACGTCGTACTCGTGGTGGAGCTCGTCGTGCTGCTCGAGGTGGTCGGCGGTGTTGTCGGCCACGTCGCAGCCGCCGACGTCGAGAACGTCAACGCTGCCGCGGTGGCGACGAAAGGGACAAGGGCTTTCAGGTTCATGTCGGTTACCCGCTCTTTCAGGTTGTGGATGGTGGTGGTGCCGGTTCCCAACGCGCCACCCGCAGTCGGGCGTCGGCGAACTGGTGTCGGATCTGACGGCGTGCCTCCACACATGCGGCGTGGAGCGCGTCGATGGGGGCGGTGGGGTCCGGCTCGACCGCGTGCGAGGTATTGCGGGAACCGGACCGCCCACCGTCACCGCTGGGGGCGGCGATCATGAGACGGCCTCCGTGCGGAGGGCTTCGATCTCGTCGGTCAGGTAGCGGTGGTGTCCGCCGAGGGTTCTGACGGCGGTGAGCTCGCCGGCTTCGGCCCAGCGCCGTAGCGTCTTGACGTTCACTCCGAGTCGTGCGGCTGCCTCTTTGGGCGCCAACAGGTCAGAATCGGACATAGAGCACACTTTAGACATATCGGACATTCGGTGTCCAGAGGGAATACTTCGGAAATGTTGTTGACAATGCTTCGGGAATGTGGTTAGATAAGGGTATGACAAACAACGACATCGAAACAGCCGTGGCGATCTACACCGACGGGATGGGCACCTGGCAGGCCCGCTGCCTGTCGTGTTCGTGGCGGAGCCGGTGGTTCGCCACCGAGAACACCGCTGTAAAGCACGCCAAGACTCACCGCCACCTCTCGCTGATGGAGGTGTTGGCACCGTGAGCACCGCCGAGTACCAGCGCCGCTGGCGCGCCAAGCGGGGAGCGCGCACCGGCCAACCCGGCCGCCCGCAGACAGAGCCGTGCGGCACCGTTGCCGCCTACCGTCGCCATGAACGCCACCAGGAACCACCGTGCGGGTTGTGTCGTGCAGCGCACTCCGCCTATCAGCGGGAGCTCTACCGGCGGCGGAAGATGGCGGAGGCGGCGAAGGATTGGCGCTGACGCGCAAGTGCGCCCCCTGCACCACCGGCGGCGGGGAGCCGATGGGAGGGGGCGCGCAAGGCAACCAAGCAACCGACGATGCTACTCGTCGTCAGGGGTGGGTTCGTCTTCCGGAACATCCGGTTCGGCGTCGGGGCTCATGTTCACCTCCTCAGCGTTGCTGAACGTTCAACGTCAGGGTCCGGTCATCCTGCCGACCGTTGGCGGTCGTCACATGATAGATGATCTCATAACGGGAGCCGACCGTCCCGCCCGTCATCCACGCCGTAACCGTCGTCGTCGTGAAGCTGTCGGAGTTCTTCGTGATCCCCGCCGGGGCAGTCACCACCCGAGAGATGATCGTGTCACCGGCCACCAGCCAGTCGGACCAGTCGACGGTGTAGTCGAGGACGGCGTTCGGGTCGTGGATGTAGCTGTTCGTGTTCACACAACCTCCAAGGCACGCGGGGCTGGTCGGACGAGATACACCCGGTTCTCGAATGGGACGAGGTAGCCGCGTTCGGCACGAACCCGGTAGGTGCGGCCGACGCTGACAGCGGGCGGTGTCTCGTAGGCGACACAGATGAACGCCTCGAGGGTTACCGCTACCGTTCCGGTGATCGCCGGAGAGGTGACCGTCCCGGAGGCTGTCGACGTGAACGGGTTGAGGGTGACGGCGACGGTGCCGACGATCGCACCGGGACCGGCAACAACACCCGACGCCGTCGACACGAACGACGCCAACGTGCGCGCGCTGGTGCCGGTGATCGCCGGCGGGGTGTAGGTGCCGCTGGCTGTCGACGTGAACGCGGCGAGGGTGACCGCAACAGTGCCGGTGATCGCCGCCGGTGTGTACGTCCCCGAGGCGGTCGAGACGAACGATCCGAGGGTGACAGCGACAGTCCCGGTGACATCGGGTGATGTGACCGTCCCCGACGCCGAGCTCGTGAACGAACCCAACGTGACAGCGACAGTCCCGGTGATCGCACCAGGACCGGCAACCGTGCCCGACGCGGTACTGGTGAACGACCCGAGTGTCTGGGCGCTGGTGCCCGTGATCGGCGGCGGCGTGTACGTCCCACTGGCTGTCGATACGAACGAGGCCAGGGTGACAGCAACAGTGCCCGTGATCGCCGGAGGGGTGTACGTCCCGGACGCCGCCGAGACGAACGGTCCCAACGTGACCGCGACGGTGCCGGTGATCGCCGCCGGTGTGTACGTCCCCGACGCCGTACTGGTGAACGCGGCGAGCGTGACCGCGACCGTTCCGGTGATCCCCCCGGACTCCTCATGGATCACCCAGAGTCCGGCGCCACCTTGGAGTCCGCCGGGATCGGTGAGGCTGATCGTCTGCGACGACTGTGTCGACCCGGCGATCGCGTAACGCCAGTTGATCCCACACTCACTGCCGTCGGTCGGAGTGACAAGGGACGTCGCCGACGAGAACGTCAGGTTGGCGTTCGTTGGGGTCGGCGGCAACGTCGACGAGGTCATGTTCTCACAACCGGAAACGACCACAATCGCGTCGCCTGTCACCCACGACACACCGGTGATCGACGTCGCAGCCGACGCGAACCAGTTCGACACCTGCGCGAACTGCGACACCGACGTCGTCCCCGTCGACGAGGCGACTTCAGCAATCGCCTGCGCGATCTTCAGCGACGTGTAGTTGTTCGGACCGAACGAGAACGTACCGGCCGACACGTTCGCCCATTCACACAGATACTGCGCATAGCTGGAGCCGTTCCCGGCGTCCCTGCGTTCGGTTGCAGTGCCGGACCCGGTGAGCGGTGTCTTACCGGGTGGGTTGGTGGCGTTCCAATCCATCACACCGATGATCACCGTCGACCCGGCGGCGACGGTGCGGGAGATGGATGATTCGGTGTTGTTGGCGGTCGCGTTGCCGACGGTGAGAGTCACGGGAACACCCCACCCCCGGCGAGGAACTGGCAGGCGTTGAGCTCCAACCCGCGTAACGCCGTCTTCATCGCGCCCTGCACCGTCACATCAGGATCAACCATCATCTCGGTGAGCGGGATCGGGCATTGCGCCCACACCTCTGCGTCGACCTTCGTCAACGCCTGCGACCACGCCGCATCCCATGTCGCCCCGGCGTAGTCCGCTTTGGCTTGCGCCTCGAGGGCGTTCAACCGGGTCACCGCCGAGTTGAGTCGTGCCGTCGACGTGATCGGCTGCCCCCCCGCAACCGTTGTCGCCTTCCCCGACTGACCGCACGCCGTCAACAGGGTCGGCGCATAGGTGCGGACGATCCAGTCGATGCCCTGTAGCGACCGTGTCGTCGCCATGACGACTTAGGCGTTCGGTGCGGTGATCGTGAACGACGTGACCGACACGGACCCGGTCGACACGATCGACACCGACGACAAGTTGAGATCAGCACCCGACGTCGACACGGTGCCGTCGAGGACGTGGGTGGCGCCACCCGACTGGACGATGCGGAACCAGGTCGCGGTCCCCGTAGCGTTCGCGGACGAATCAGCGGTGATCGCATTCAACGTCAACACACCACCAGAGGCGGCCGGTGCAAACGTCGCGTTACACGTCAACTCGGCGAGCAGGGTGGTGGCGGTCCCACCGGTCGCCGGTTGGGTCCCGTCGTAGATGCGCAGCAGGGCGCTGGCGCCGGCTCTCGACGTGATCGAGTCGAGCCAGGCGTTACGGGTTGTCGAGTTCACACCAAGCGTCATGAATCATCCTTGTCTTCGGGTTCGGGTGGTGGGGTGACGACGCCGTACGCCTCCACGATCAACTGCGGCACTTCTGGATCCGACATCGGGGAGCGCTCCCTTAGATGAGGTTGGCGAACTGTGCGAACCGGACCGTCACAGCGATACCGGCCAATGCGAGGATGACGGCGACCCGTTCCAGGGTCAGCCGCCTTGGGGAGGGTCCGGTGGCGCGGTGTTCGTCACCGCGTACACGGCGAGCGAACCGAGGAGGGCGGACGCGATCGCGAACCCGTCGTTGATCGAGATGTGGCCGTCAACGGTGACGGACACACCAACCGCCGCAGCGGAGGCGAGCGCGGCCCAAAGCTTTGCGTAACGCTGCATACGTTCACCCTTCGTTAGTGGGCGGCACCGGGAGCACGTTCCTCCCGGCCCACCCGGTGTCGGAGGTGTTGGCACGACAAAGCGGCACCTCCCCCGAACTAGTCGCCTTCCTCCGGATGTTCGCGGTCGTATTCAG